AATAGAGCGCGGAGACATGGGCAATCGTCTCAAGCATCGCGCCCTGAATGCGCTTCAGCTCGTTCAGCTCGTTCGGCGTCATGCGACCATCATCAAGCGCATCCTCCGTCTCGCCCATCATCGCGCCAAAGGCACGCATCGAGCGCAGCGTCGCCTGCATCTCGTCGCCGTCTTGCACGGTTGGCAGCGGAATGCACAGCTCGCCGAGGTTATCGGCCATCGCATGCAGAATGCGATGATCGCCGCTGGCCACCTGAATGCGCACAGCCTCCTTCAGCATCAAGTGATTGCGGTCGTTATTCGGATTCACCTTGTTCGACAGCAGCGTGCTATCGATACCGCAGCGCGCGCCCAGCGCCACCGCGCCGCCCTGGTACTCATGGACAAGCGCCCATGCCGCGACTTCGACGTCGACCATAACAAAGCCCCTTTTATGCAGGATGACAACCCGCCCGGCGAAGGCGCAGGATGCGAAATAGAAAGCGCCGCGCGAGCGGTGCGCTGCGCGGCGAAAGCCGGCCAAATGCCAGCGAGGAGGATGAGAAAGAGTCCAGCCCATGACGAATAGAATCGAAGCTCTCACACCCGACACAATCGAAAGAACTGGCCATGGAAATAGAGGATCGGCTCGACACGCTGGAAAATGCGCATCTCGCCTTGGCAGCGCAGCACACGGCGCTGATGGCGGTATGCCGTGTCATGCTGCCGCTCATACCGAACGACCAAGCGCTGATCCGACAAGTGCTGACATCGGCTTACGATGCTTACAGCACCCACATGGACAACGCCGGGCAAGACAGCGCATACCAAGCGGACGTAAGGGCCGGTATCGACCTGCTATCGGACGCGATTTACGCCGTGGCAGATATATCGTCTCGCCGCCGAACCTAGCGCGAAGCGCATCAACGATCACATTCGCAGTGGCTTGTGTCATCTCAAGCCGCCTCTTTCATCGGTTGCGCCGTCCCGCCGGCGCCGACTTTCTGGAAATAGTCGTAAAGCGCCTGGACGTGATGCACGGATGGCGCCCTTATTTGTCCCTGTGCGATCTTTGTCAAAGTGGAAAATGGCACGCCAGATTCGCGCGCCACCGTGCGCTGCGGAACGCGCTTGGCGCGCAGATGTTCCATCACAGCTTCGTAGAGATTCGGACTGGTATTCATCACGGCCCGAACTCTATACCCGTTTATGGGTCTTTGCAATACCCTCTAATGGGTTTTTGTTAAAGGCTCTGTTCCCTTTAAGTGTTGATGGCTTTGATCTACCACCCATAACATAGCGATTCTGAACAGTAGAATGAGCATAAATAGGTCGCCTATCGGATGACTATCGCAAGAACTGGACTTATTGAGATCAAACTGATAACAAGAACAAGAAAGGTAAGGAGAAACCAATGAAAAAATCCAGCAAGGGCGTAAAAGTTGTGAGTCTTTCCAACACGCCGCCATATCCAGTCGTGTCATTGTTCTCCGGGGCGATGGGTCTCGACATCGGCTTGATGGAAGCCGGACTCTCCGTCGTCGTCTCGCAGGACTTCGACAAGTGGTGCGTCGAGACGATCCGGCGCAACGGACATGTGGGTGTCGAGGGCGACATCCGGAAACTCCTAACCGACGATCCATCGTGCGATTTCCTCCTCAAACCCGGCAAGGTTCGCAAGGAGGATGTTTTCGCCGTCGTGGGAGGCCCGCCATGCCAGGCATTCTCGACCGCCGGCAAGAGAAAGGGAGTTAATGACGAGCGGGGATCGCTCTACACGCAATTCATTCAGACCGTTGACACCATCCGCCCCCGGTTCTTCGTCATGGAGAATGTCAAGGGTATGGCCTCGATGCCATCCGATCCGGACGACAAGTCGTCCAAGCCTCTTCTGGAAGTCATTCTCGCCAAGTTCAAGCGCATCGGATACCACACCGTCCATGGCCTGCTAGACGCCGTCCATTACGGCACGCCGGAGTTCCGCGAGCGGCTCGTCATCATCGGCAGCAGGGACGGGGAGCCGATATTCCTGCCGGCTCCCACACACTTCCACCTTCACCAGAACCCGGACATGAGGTGGCGCACTCTTGGCGACGCCATCATGGACTTGCAGGACACGGAGATGCCCTGCACCAAGTTCTCGCCGAACCTGTTGAAGTATCTTGCGATGGTGCCGGAGGGCGGAAACTGGCGTTCCCTGCCCCCCAATGTTGTCAAGGCCGCGATGGGCGGGGCTTACAAGTCCGGAGGCGGGAAGGTCGGTTTTTACCGGAGATTGTCATACAGAGAGCCCGCCCCTACTTTGGTTACCAGCCCCATCCAGAAGGCCACGGTGTTGTGCCATCCGCGCGAAGACCGCCCGCTTTCCGTTAGGGAATACGCCCGCATACAGCAGTTTCCTGACGACTGGATATTCGAGGGCAAGGTTCTGGATTGCTATCGGCAAATCGGGAATGCCGTCCCGATCCCCTTGGGCCGATCCATCGGCCAGATGCTCATCTCCGTGGTCCAAGGCAACTCCGAGGTCAAGGTGCGCCGAATGCGCGGCACCTCCGTGCATTCCAAGATGCAGGAAATGGGCGCGGCGCTGACCGGGACGAAATGACGGGGGACTCGATGACAACAAGAACAACTATTCCGCCAGCGGACTTAGAGGCGAAGATTGCCGAACTGCTCGATGTGTTTTTCACCAAGAGGGCCGAGTCCGCGTACTCGCAAAACAAATTGATGGAGAGGCAGATGAATTGCGTCTCTAATGCAGAGCCAGATGGTACGAGCGACTTTGCTGCGAAGCGTCCAGATTGAGTACCGAGTTATGTGGATTTTGCTGGCAAAACTGAAATGCTGGTGGCTTGGTCACGATCCTTGCCGATGGGAAAACATGAGGGCGCGGAAACCGAACGGAAAACTGCCGAAAAAATATCCGGGAACGCGCTATTTCTGGAGGTGCGATAGATGCGGGAAGCGCGTTTGAATGTCAAATGGTTATACATCAACTGGAAAGGGGGAAAAGTAATGAGAATTTTAGTAGCGTGTGAATACAGCGGTCGTGTGCGCGATGCCTTCGCGGCAAAGGGGCACGATGCGTGGAGTTGTGATTTGCTTGAAACGGAACGCCCAGGCCAACACTACCAATGCGATGTGCGCGACATCCTGTCGCAAGATTGGGATTTGATGATTTGCCATCCACCATGTACTCACCTTGCAGTGAGCGGAGCACGGTACTTTGCCCGGAAGGTAGCCAGTGGCGAGCAACAGGAAGCACTTGATTTTGTGCGGATGCTGCTGGACGCACCTGTGCCAAAGATTTGTCTTGAAAACCCAGTAAGCATCATTTCGACGCGCATATGCAAGCCATCGCAAATTGTGCAGCCGTGGATGTTTGGGCACGGCGAAACTAAGGCCACATGCTTATGGCTAAAAGGACTTCCGAAGCTACAACCAACGAACCCGGTAGAGGGTCGGACGCCGCGAGTGCATCTCATGTCCCCCGGCCCGAATCGTTGGAAAGACCGGAGCCGAACCTATGAAGGCATTGCACTGGCGATGGCCGAGCAGTGGGGATAGGATTTACTGCACAATGCAGAATCCGACGCTACCCGATGTCGCGGAAACGATTATCACATAACTCACCCCCGATCATGCTATCCACCGCCGCACTGCAACGGTTTTGCAGGATGACAAATGAAAGGAAGCTGCGGAGTCGGGAAAACTTCGAGCTAGGTGGATAGCACCTTTTTTACCAAAGCACACATATGCGGAGAAACTTAACATGACGCTCGACGAGCTCGAAGCACTGGCGAATACAGCAACACCAGGGCCGTGGTATCACTGCCAACCATTTCAGGTTGCAGGCAAGATAAAAACCATTCATGGTATGGTACCAGCACACCGAATTGATTTTGTATCCACAAATAAAGAACCGGTACACGAGAAAGTGATCTTAGGCATGGAGTCAACTAGTTCAAACGATATGGCTTTCATCGCCGCAGTCAACCCTCAGACAATCAAACAACTCATCGAGTTGTGCCGGATGCAGCATGAAATGATTGAAAACGCAAAGATGGGGCTTGGCGATCCTATTGCTGCATTGAATAAAGCTATCACTGCTTTTGAACAATTCTGGAAGGACGGAAAATGATCGACGTGATGAAGCAGGCGCTTATAGAACTTTGTAATCAATGTGACGCACACTACAGCAGAGAGATACCAAACGGACTTACACAAACCATCACCGCACTCAGGCAAGCCATCAAGGAGTACGAGGAAGCGAAGCAGGTTACAGAGTCGAAAGCTGAGTCGGTTAGCGAAGGTGAACCGTACTGCTGGCTGCTAGCTACTTGCGAACCTATAGGGACAGCACCGGTATCGTTCAAATATCAGCCGCAATGGGACTTCACGTTTCCGCTCTACACCCATCCAACAAAATCTTGGCGCGGATTGAGTGATGTCGAGATTGCGGAGCTTGCTGATGAAGAATCCATTGGTGGTATACAAGGTTACGGCGTTTTTCCTTTCCAATTCTACAAACGCATCGAAAACAAACTGAAGGAGCTCAACAAATGAACGCAATCACAATTAAACTCGGCACCACGCAACTAACAGTCACGACTGAAGAGCTTTTACACGCTTGGCTTGAAAAGAATATCACCATCACGCAATCGGCTGCACATACGCCCCCCGCTCCCGCTTCACCTATCACGGGCGAGCGTTACATCGGCGCCATCATGTACGCCGACGGCACTGGCCACCACATCTACCGCCTACCTATCCAGCTCGGCCAAACAATGACCTGGAACGATGCAATGGACTACGCCAAGGAGCAGGGAGCGGAATTGCCAGATCGCGTTGAAAGCGCACTAATGTTCGCCACGCGCGAGGTGGGCGAATTCCGCGCCTGGCCATACTGGACACGCGATCAGTACGCCGGCAATGGCGACGGTGCCTGGTGTCAGACTTTTAATAATGGTCATCAGAGCTACGACCACAAAGATGGTAGTAATTGCGTTGTGCTCGTCCGCCGGGTCGCTATTTAATCAAGGAGCACCCGTGAATTGGCCGTTGCCACGACAACCCGACGCAGAGGACTTCCAACGCTTCGCTGAACTCGTTATCGAGCTGATTGGCGATACGCCTCCAAGCCCCCCTGTGGTAAACCGGTTCGCAGAGCCGAATACACCGCTCGATTCGCTAGATCACGTTGAGCAGCCAGCGGAGAGCCAGAAACCACCGCGCGGCCGATCGGGGTGTTAAGGGCGTGCACCACCCCTTGCTCTGTTGCGAGACCGCCAAGAATCCACGGAGCAGCAGACATGACGTGTGGCGCCCATGCCGGGGCGGTAAGGCCAAGCGTGCCGATGGTTAGCGGGCGGGTCCAGGCAGCCTGCGGCTCGCCGCGTACAAATTCGCGACTGCCTCGCTGTGCAAGACGAAAAGCATCAAGCGCATTCTTACCACCTTGATCAAGACGCCCGTAAAGATCATCCATGATCGATTTGTTGCGATGCGCAATAACGTCCCGAACGATATCCTCCGGACGGTCATATCTTCCTTCGATGATCTTACCGGCGATTGGATGTTCGCGCAATGGCAGCACTTCATTTTTGAACGTCTGCGACAGCGTTTTGTGGGCAGCGAGAGCCTCTGCGGTAGCAGCGGAACTGCCCTACCAGGTTGCCAACGCGCGCCTTGCCGCGATTGAACCCCTTCGCGCCGCCGCCAATGGCGCCGAACAGGTGGAAGTGGCGGATTTCCCTGGTCTCGATCATGCTGCCTTTCTCCTGTACGTCTTGGTGATGTCGCCGTTGATGGTGCTTTGGTTGGTCATGCTGCTTTCAAAAGGTCGTCGTCCGGCTTCACGATCCCGCCAAGACTCTCGACCATATCGTCGATCAGCTTCACGGTCTCTCCGACCATGATCGTCACGTCGGCGTCGAATTGATCTGCAGCGGTTTCCGCTTGCTCCTCGGCCTGCTCCTTGAGCACGTCTAGGAAGGCGAGGCGCTTGATGTGCAGCTTGTCGGTCAGCACGAAAGAGACGCGGTCGCTCCGGGTCATGCCGAGCTTGGTGGCGATCTTGCCGGCGGCGATGTGCTCGGCGATCTCCGGGCCGGCCAGCGCGTGATGCACGTACTTGATGCGCGCAACGGCCTCGGCTGAGGAGCGCAGTTCAAGGTCAGCGTCGATGCTGAATCCTGCCGGCGCGTCTCCGCGCGCGATCCAGTCTGTCATCGCGACAACGGGAGACAGGGACGTCTGCAGCGGACGTATTGCGACGTTGTCGTGTGCCTTGATCAGCATCTCGACGAACTCGTCGGCCTTGGCCTGGCTGCCGGCATCGATGATGAAGTAGCGGCCGGCGAGTACGGCATAGGTGCGCCGGCGCATCGTGAATGCCTTGGGCAGCATTTCCTCGACGGTGCGCTCCTTGATGTCGCGGGCCTCTTTTCGGCCGACCTTGCGGCCATCGGTTTCCTCGATTTCGGCGATGCGCTTGCCGGCGACTTCGCGGACGGCGGCGGCCGGCATGATCTTCTGCTCGACCTCAAGGCAAATGACCTGCATGCCGGCGACGACGTGAATCAGCGTTGCGTCGGCGTCGCGCACCTTGGCGAAGCCGCGCGATGCGATCTCGAACGGTCCGCAGGGCTTGATCGGGTCGCGCCCGATCAGGCCGGCGTCGAAGCGAAAGCCGGGTGTGACTTGGTAAATGATGGCGTTTCTGATCATGTCATTCCTTTCCGTCAGTAGCGAACTTCTCGAATACCAGCGCACCGCTGCAGAGCAGTGCGAAGCCGAGCAACTTCCGCCACCCCGGTAGATCGGCGGGAACATCGAATGCGGCCATGGAAGCCATAAACAGCAGGATGAACGCTGAGACACCGAATAGACGGCGCGCGAAGGCGTAGATGGCTTTCATGCGGCCTCCTTAAGCTTCGATGCGTCGTAATGCCTGATTCCCCATGCCAGCGCGTAGCAGCACCAGATGAAGCGGAAGGTGAAGCGCGTCAGGTTGTGTTCCCAGAAGTCCTCGAAGCAGAAGTAGCCGACTCGGTTGTTGACGTGCTGGCTGAAGTCATGCGCGGCGATCTGCTTGCGCAATCCGCCGTTATCTCCGTCAGCATCGATGACATCGGACATGACGGAATCCCAGAGGTCGCGCCGCTCGGCCTTCTTCGTGCGGTCGCGGTTCTCCCTTATCCACATTACGAGGTGTTCGACGACGGCGCGCTTGAACTTGTCCTCGTCGAATTCAGTCGCGCTGGCCGCGCTGCGCGTGCCGTCGACCGCCTGCAGCTTCTCCGACCAATATCCAGGGTTAATGGATAGACCGCCGTTTCTGTTGTAGTTCCAGTCGCGCGGGTCGGTGCGGAAGAATTCGAACATGTCATCGACGCGCGAGAAGACGTAGCAGCCCATGTCGCCGGAGTAGACGAGGTGCCCAGGGTAGGTGATGAGATCGAAGTGGTAGCAGCCCGTACCCGGCCTCTTGAACCGAATGTGCCGGTACACCCCATTCTCCATTAGGACATGCATCTGATGTTCGGCGACATCAGCCAAGAACCTTTCCTCAGTCGGATCGTGTTTCATCACGCCGCCTTCTTCATGCCTTGATTGACCACCGCCGCCCGCTGTAGGTGGCGCACCATGGCGGCGCACATCATCGGGAAGTCCTGGGTGCGGTAGAGCATGGCGCGCTTTTCGTTTCCAGCCGGCTCGAAGCCGAGTTGACGCAGACCTTCTGCGGAGATCGAGAGCGGCGCAATCGCGGCGTTGATTTCGCCGAGCTTCATGCGGGCGCCGGTGTCCGCCATGGCGTTGGCGATCTGGTCAGAAGAGGCTGCATGCAGCACCTGTCCGAGAGTCGGCGCGGCGACAGCAGGTTCTTGAGGCTGGCCACCGGACGGTGCCTGCACGGCTTGCGCCGCCTGCTGCGCCGCATTCTGTTCGCGCTCTGCGCGCGCTTGCTCCTCGGCGCGGATGCGCTCGCGCTCGGATTCGAGGCGAGCCTGCTCCTGGCGCTCTTTATCCTGTGCAATGCGCACAGCAACAAGATTGGCGAAGTCATCCAGCGTCTTGGTGCAGACATGCGGGAAGTCAGGGAACAGCGCGGCGTGGGCGCCAATTGCCTTCTTGTTCGCCTCTATGCGGTCTGCGATTTCGCTGGTGGCGATCTTGGCGCGGGCAAGTTCGGTATCGCAGGCATCGCGCAGGCTGGCAACGGTCTTCTTGCCCTTGATGGCGGTGGCGAAGTCGGCCGCTGCCGGCGAGATGATCGGGCATCCGTCGAACCAGCCGATGCGCTCGTTCAGGTTCTTGACGTGTTCGGCCAGCTTCGCCTGAGCATCCTGCATGATCTCCATGCGGATCGACTCTTTGCGGCCCTTGACGACTTTATCCAACGTCAGGCGTGCGGCTGCAATGTCGGCAAGCACAAGATCAACGGCGCGGAAAACGTCATCAATGCTACCCATTTGCGCCATCGCGGCATCCTTGGCGGCACAGATGCGTGTCTCGGCTTCCTTGCAAGCTTTTACGGCAGCCTCAGCATCGGCAAAATTCTGGTCTGTCGTCAGATCGGCGGCTTTCGGCAGGCGATCAATGAATGCGCGTGCATCGGCCTTGAACTTTTCGATGTTGCATGCCAGCACCTTGCCCTCGACTTGCAGCACCAGTGCGCCGAAGCCTTCGACAGGCGCGGCGACGGCTTTCTGAGCAGCTTCGACGTGCTGGTAGCTCTTCCTGTCTTCTTCGAACTGCTTCCATCCGGCGATGATCGCTGCGCGGCGCTCCGGACGCGATTCGTACCACAGTAGTCCGCGAATCTGTTCCTTGTCGCAGCCGACGAACAGGATGCGCTCTGCGCCGCTGACGAGCATCTGTTGTTCGAGCTGCGGCCAGTGAGAGTCGGCGATTTCTGCCGCCTCGATCATGGCCTCGATGCGCTGCGACCACAGCTTGCACTCGAATCCGGTTGCCTCGTCCATGGTCAGGCCGTCCATGCTGGCCAGCAAGGGCAGGCCGTCGAGATCAACGGTGATGGTGACGGGGTAGAGGTCTTCCTGCAGGTAAGCCTCGGCCTGCGGACGGGCGACCGCCTCGGCTTCGTGGCCGTCGTCGAAGCGGCGCTGCGCGGCGGCGTCGATTTCGCGCTCAACGCCGCCGGCCTTGAGACGCAGCAGTTCTGAGCGCGTCATGTATGGGCTGGTGCCCATCATCGCCGGGGCTTCGCTGGCCGTGTAGTGGTTGGCGCGTAGGGCGTGCCACTCAGGGCTTCCCTGTTGTACGTCGTGGATTGTGCGGTTCATGGTTTCCTCTGCGTTTGGTGGGGCGACATGTGCAAGAGACCTTGCGCCGGCTCTGCCTCTGGCTCGACTCGGCAAAGTCGCCCCGTTGATCGTCAGCCGTTCATCAACTCGTCGGCGCGTTTCTGGTACAGCGCTGTCAGCTGCTCGCGCTGCCCAGGATCGGAAACCTCGCCGATCAGGTCGGCCGCAACGTCCAGCGTGTCCGTGCTTGTCGACTTCTCGATCTGCCCCTTGACCTGCTCGAACAGATCGGGCGGCGTTGCCGGCTCGCGAATGGCTTGCTTCTGCGCTTCGCTCAGCACGCCCTTGCTGGATACCATGGCGATGATCTGGTCGGCGGTTTTCTTGCCGTCCGCGATGGCCTGGCGCCATGCCGGCATGTTCCGATCGAAGTCGGCGTCCGGGTAGGATTGCGGCTGCTTCGGCTCGCTGCGCGATTGAACGATGTTCCCGGCGTTGTCGTAGGTGTCGCCTTCGTAAGCCGCCGGTTTTCCTTCCATTTCCTCGGCAGTCGGCGCGGCGCCAATCTCCGGGAATGCCTTGCGCAACGCCTGGGCCTCTGCGCACTTGGCGATTTGCGCGTAGGGGCGTTTCTTCCACATGGCGTTCGGGGCGGCAGAGTCTTTGCCGGCGGTCGCGTAGTTCTCTTTCCAGAATTCCTTTGCCGTGAATTCGACGATGGCGCCATTTGGCATCTGGCGCTTGATCGTGGTCTTGCACCACTTCGGATAGGTGATGCTCACGCCGCCTAGGTTTTCCGTCACGTCTTCGCCGAACTCAGGCTCCGTCATGCCGGCGTAGGAGCCTGAGCGCGCGGCCTGTGTGCGGTAGAGACCGATGCCAGGCATGACGACATCGCGCATTCCGCCGCCGCCGTCCTTGCTCTTGACGTACATCGGAACCAGATGGACGGGCTTCTGCATCGGGTCGAGACCGGCGGCCTTGCAGTAGTTGATGACCATCTTGATGCTGGCTTCCTGCGCGCCAGGGTAGAGCGAGTTCTGCAGAACCTGCATCAACTCGGATTCGTTCATCTGCAACGCCGGAAGCCCGGATTGCGCTTTTGCTGGTAGTGGTGCGTTCATGTCCTTACCTCCGTGGTTGTTCAGTTGTTCCGCCCGGCGCGTGCCGGATCGAGTACCCAATGCCAGATGCCGTTGCGCTTGATGCGGCCGATGTCGCTACGATTTGCGACCAGCGCCTCCATGTGCTTGCGCACGGTCTCGCGCGTGAATCCGGTGCGCTCGACAAACTGCCGGTTGGTGATGCCGATCTTTCCGGCCCGGCGAATCTGATTGAGGATGGCCGCGCGATTGCTCGCATGGCGTGCCGCGTTCTTCGCCTGGGCCTTGCGCAGGCCGGCGCTGAGATCGAGCGCGCTTTTCTCGGCGCGCGACAGGCACGGCACGCCAAGCGCGCCGACCATGACTTGCCAAGGCGCCATGCCGGATTTGACATAGCCGGGGACGTGGATCATGCCGCCTCCTTGAATACCGCCGCGTTGATCGGGAACCATCCCGGGACGATCCGCGGCAGCCAGGCAACGCGCTTGCCATCGGTGGCGAGCTCGCAGCGCGGCGGGCGATTCTGTACGGCCTCGGCAACGGCCTCTTTGAGCGTGGCGCGCGCCGGGAAGAAGATGGCGGTGGCGATTGTCATGTCCTCACCCTTTCACACTTCACCGCCGGGCGCTCATGGCGGTTGAGCTCGACCAGATACCCGGCAGCCAACGCCAGCACCGGCATGGCGACAAGCAGGATCAGCAGCGTCTTAACCATTGACGACCCCCTGGACCGCGAAGAACAGCACGGCGAACAGCAGGCCATAGATTGCGGATTCGGCGGCGGTCATCACGCGTACTCCGAGCAGCGCTCTTGCCGGGCTTCCCAGTCGGCAATCGCCGCGGCTTCTTCGGCATCGCGCCGTGCCCGGCGAAGATCATTGACGGCCATGTGCATTGCGGCCAGCCGCGCCGCGGCGAACAGGTCGACGCGCGCCGCCTCGATCGACGGCGATAGCCGACTGGTGAGGCCGATCAGCAGATAGGCGTGCATGGCGTCGATGACCTTGGCGTCGTCCATCAGCGAGTTGATGCCGGCCGGCGTGGTCAGGTACTCGTCGATGATGCGGTCGAGCTCGGCCTGTTCGGCGTCGCGACGGCCTTCTTCGGCCTGGCGGCTGGCGAGATCGGCGACGACGGGGTCGTGCAGCGGGTAGGCGATGCGTGCGGCTGTGGCAAAGTCGAACATGGCTCATCCTCCAATCGGGTTGGGCGGGCCACTCTGTCTATCTGCGCCGTTTTTGTCAATGAAATCAGCGGGCTCAAAATTGAGCCGGTCAATCGTTCCGTCAGCGATCAGGTCGTCAATGGCACGCAGGACGTTCTTGTGCGGCCTGCCGAATTCCTCGGCGATGACCAGGCTTGTGGTCCATGCCTCGCCGTCACTGATCTGGATCAGACTTCCGTCGTGCTTGTGGGTGATCTGCTTTTCCATCGCTGCGTTCCGTGTAGAGAGGCGATGGGTGAAGATTACCGGCCAGTAACTGCTTTGTCAATACTAATCGGTAAAAGGTATTGACAAGGCATTTACCAGTCAGTAAAGTTCCTGCATGAACACGCTGCGCACCTACCTCAATAGCCTCGCCACGCAAGAGCAGGAAGCCTATTGCGTCAGGTGCGGCACTTCGATTGGTTATCTCCGCAAGGCAATTTCCATCGGCCAGCGTCTCGGGGCTGATCTGTGTATTGCATTGGAACGCGAAAGCAACAGCCAGGTGCGTTGCGAAGACCTGCGCCCCGATGTCGATTGGGCCTACCTGCGCGCCAGCGATGTCGCAACTATCAAGGATTCCTTGACAGCTCAAAAACTCGGCGCTGGCAAGACGGGGAAGAAGCTCAAGAAGGCCGCGTGATGATTCGGCATATCCGAAGTTGTTTGATGATCGGACATTCCCAGTTCTGCCGAGCCGGATACCCGGCATTCGTTGGAATGCCGTCTCGGGATTGCCTAGTTCCCGTTCCGGACGGCTCTGACTATGTCTGCCTTCAGGACGAGCGGATCGAATTGTGCGCTGATTGCTTTGTTGCACGCGGGGCAGGACATGATGACGCAAGCGTATGCGTCTGTCGGGAAGGCGTGTCCCTTGACGGGTGTAAGCGAGAGGCTGGTCATGACTGATGCGCAGTGCGGGCTCAGTGTTAGCAATCTCTTGTTCTACAACCTCTATCAGGAGGCCACAAATGTACTCGCCAATTTCAAATCCTCCGTGGAGTCAGCGTCAAAGCAGGCCGACGAGCAAAACGCAGCACGAGTCGCC